CGTGCTCGGCCCGCTCCATCAACGGCGCATCGAGCGCCGCCGGGGTAATAGCCCGATCTGCAGCGGTGCCCAACCGTACATCGGCCTCAGCTGCTGCCGTGACAGCCACGGTTGGGTCTGCGCCCAATGTGCCGCTGGTCGCAGCCAAGCCACCGCCGCTCAGGGTCTGGGTCTTGTCCGCCTTGGCATCCAGCGCCGTCTGCTGCGGCCCGCTGACCGGCTTGTCGGCATCTGACGTGTTGTCCACGTTGTTGATCGACTCCGGCTGCACTGCCGTATCGGCCTTTGCGCCCTGCGCGGCGGTCGCAAAGTCGCCCGTATCCGCCCCCGCTGCCGTGCCCAGTTCACCTGGCTGCACTGCCGTATCGGCCTTTGCGCCCTGCGCGGCGGTCGCCTTGCTGTCGATCACCAACTGCTGTGCCGCGAAGGCATCATCGATTGCGCCTTCGGCGGCTTCTTTGGTCGTGCCGTATGGGCCGGTCCCGGTGACCGGGAACGTGACTGTAGGTGCGGGCATGGTGCCTCCTGATCAGGGATCTGTTGTTGCGGAAACGCTGGCCGTGAAGGCCGATGCGGTGTTGAAATCGCCGCGTGAGCGCGCGAAGTAATAGCGGGTCTGGCTTGTGCCCAGCCCGGTTTCGGTCACAGTCACCACCGTGTTCGCAGATGCGACAATGGGATCGCCAAGGATCGCAGCGGCACCAGCATCGTCGGTATCCGATGCGAAAATCTCCATCTGGCGGACATCGGCATCGTTCGGCATGCGGAAACTCACCCCGATCTCGCCAGCGCCGCCGGTCGCCTGCCCGTCCGTCGGCAGGTCCAGCGCGATGGTCACAGACGATTGCGCGCCGGTGTATTCCACCCAATCGGATTGACCGGACGCGCCGACCGCGCGCACCCGAATGTCAAACGAAAGCGCGGGGTTTGCGATAAGGAAACCGAAAACCTTGTCCGACCCGTCCCGCACATCCGCACCGATCTGCCCGCCGGTCTGATAGATGCCCGTTCCAACCTGGCGGTACTCCCATTCATAGCCCGTCACGCTGGCCGATGGCGACGGATCAGCTGCGAAACGAATGCGCGGAAGGATGCCACCGCCGGTGTCCTGGTTGACAGCCTCGCCGGTCGTGATGCTGATCGCGCCAGGTGGCTGCATGCCCTGCCGCACCTCGTCAAAAGGTTCGTTCAAAACGTCTTCCTCATCGACGGCAGGGTCATAATCATAGATCGCCGGATCGTGCTTGATCAGCGTGGCGGGCATCCGCAGCGCCAGCTGCCCGCTTTCGCCCAGCGGGTCAGCACCGGGAAAGATGCTCTGCACTTCATAGATGCCGTCCAGCGCGTTGTAAGGTTCCGGCAGCGCCAGCGTGACGGTCGCACCGCCCACCAGGTCGAATGCCTCGGGCGGCAACTCGCCCCCGCTGATGCTTTCCTGCCGCCGCAGCCGCAGGCCCAGGATTTTGCGCACCCGCATTGCCTGCGTGGGTGACGGGCAGAATTTCAGGTCAAGGCTCTTGACCGCAGGCACCCCGCCATCCGACGCCAGCGCACCCGGAATATCCCAAGGCTGCAGGTCCGCCGTTTCATATCCCCGTTCCGCCGACAGGTAGGAAATGCGCAGCTGGTTCACCAGCGCATCACCCGGCAGCATGTCGGTGAACTCAAAGCTGTCGCCCAGCAAATAGTCCAGCGTCATGGCCGGTGCGCGGTAATCCCCCGCCGCGAACCCCAACTGCCCCCCGATGCGGATCAAGTCGGCAGCGCCGGAAACCAGCATCGGATTGATCTGGTCTTCGATCTCGCCATCCGAAAACGTCAGCGTCCCGGCGCAGCGATACCGCTTTTCCGCCGATCCGTCCTTGCGGTAGACGGTTTCCCAGCCGATTTCCGCGCCATCCTCGAACGATACATGCAGCTGGTCCTCGCGGTAGGCCCGGATCGGGTTCTGTCGCAGGGCATCGCGCACGCATAGTGCCAGGTTCTGTTCAAACTCCCATGTGTCGGGATCGTCCGGGTCTTGCGCCGGATTGCGCGGGTCATAGACCATCGACCATTTGCCGAACACCTCGACCAGCGGCGGGGTCGCAGGCCAGCGTTCCTGCCTGGTGCCGTTTGGCCCCGCCACCAGGCGCAGCCAGATCACGGTACGGCCCTGCCAGCCGTCTGTCGTTTTCCACAGATCGTCCCGCACGCCTTCCTCATAGGGTGCATCATCGGTGAATTTGACCGGCGGCGTAGTCTGGTCACCCCGGCTGATCCAGCAGGTCACATAGCCGTCGAACGGATCGGCGTCCGCGACCGCCCCGTCACCGTCAAAGTCAAAGGCATCGCCGGTCAGTGTCACCTCGCGCTTGTCCAGAAACAGCGTGAAGGTGTCCAAAAACGAAGGCCGCGAATTGAGCAGCCAGCAGCCCCAGATTACCTCGCCCTGCACCGGCGTGCCCACCGGCGACCCGGTGGCATTGCATTTGCCGTACACAAAACGATAGGTCGGTTCCGTGCTGGGCTGCGACAACTGCCGCGCAATATCCTGCGCCGATGGCTGATTGCGGCCTTGCAATGCCGCAGCCGCTGCGTTCAACAGCAATGATGTGCCAAACTGGATTACGGCATTGGCCAATGCACCGGCAGCGGCTGCGCCAAAACCCAAACTGGCAAAAAATCCCGACAAACTGGCCGTGACGCTGGCCGTGATAGTGCCGATCAGTGGTCCAAGGAACGGCATTTCCACACTCCCAACATCGGCGCGCTAGCCACGCACATTCCAGTTTCAGTCTTTGTCGCGACCCGCGCACCCTCGATCGCCAAACCCAGCGCAGCACCGATCGGGCCGTCGCTTTCGATCAGCACCAGGTCACCCGGCACCGGGCGCGCCACGCGCACCAGACCAGCCGCCGCGAACACCGCGTCACACCAGGCAAGGTAGCCCCTGGCACGGACAAGAATGCGCATCGCGCCTGTCGGGCTGCTGTAACGCTGCCTGAACGCCGCCAGCGGGTCGCGCCCATGCAGGACAGCCCATGCCGCAGCTGCCGCCGTTGCGCAGTCGCAGGCACCCCAAATGAGCGGCCCGGACATCTGCGCCCTCGCCGCCGCGAACGCGGCCTCTGGCGTGATCATCAGGTTTCCGGCCAGCTTTGCGGGTTGCGCTGGCGACGGATGGCAATCTGCACCTGCCGCCCTGCCGTATCGCCGGGAAAATTGGCGATCTGATCTTCATAGCTGTGCGTGATCGAGGCGGCAGACCGCGCGCCGGGGCCGATCCCCAGGCCCAGCACCATGTCGTGCGACAGGTTTTCCCCGGATCGGGCCAGTGATGCCTTGCGGCTGTCGAAATATCCGCTGAACAGGATCACCGGGTCAGCGGCCAGGACATTGCCGCCCGGTGTGGTGGTCGCGCCAAACCAGACCTTGATCGGTCGGTTGCGGATTACCTTGCCGCGTTCGGCAAGCATGTCTTCCACCGTGGCCGCGACATGCACTGCGCCTTCGTCAGTCGCCAGGCCGGCGGTTTCCTCCGGGGCCTGGAACCGCACCAGCGATCCCGCGCCCAGCCAGGTCTGCCCATCCCATGAAAGCTCCCCAACCCCGGTATGCAGGCGGATTTCCTCGCCCGGCCAATCGGCATAGGTCAGCAGCACCGGGTAAAAATGCCCTGCCAGCAGCGTCAGCAGCGCGCCGGGCGTTCCGCGTGTCAGCGCCATGGGCTTACCAATGTCCAGCCGTCCGCGAATTCATCTTCGAACACCTCGCGAAAATCCCATTGATAGATGAAATCGCCATCCAGACCCTGAACCGCGCGCGGCACGTCCACCGCCTCGAATGTGATCACCTCGGCCTCGCCAATGCTGACCACGCCACTGATCGTGAACGCCTCGGGTTTGTCGGTGCGGATCAGCGCATCGCCGTTCACATCGGATCGGGCCACGTCCAGCGCATAGGCAGTTTCCACCGCACCCCCTGCCCGCACCGTCACCAGTTGCGACGGACGCGCCACGATGGTCGAAGGCGGCAACCCGCTGACCTGCAGGCCGTGCCAGCCGCCATCCGTCACCGGTTCACCGGGTGTCAGGTAGGCACCGCTGAACCATTCCAGATCGTCGCCGTCATGCGACCAGACCAGATCGTCGGCAGAGTGTTGCCAGTCCAGCGGCAGCGATGTCAGGTCAAGACCCCGCTGCGCCAGGTGCCAGATCGTCGGCAGGCAGGTGACGCGGGTCAAATGCGGTGCCCCGGCCCAGAGCCTGTTCATCATGCGGATGTAACCGGCCCCCGCCTGGTCCTTGCCGATCCCGCGCACCCCGGCGGTTGCCATGCGCCGCGCCCGCTGCGCAGACGATGTGCGCGCGCGACCCCCGATCAGCCCCACTGACCGCGACTGCGGATAAACCTCGGTCAACTCCCAGGCGGTCAGCCCCACCGGGGGCCATGCAATCACATCGGTCATGCAGGCTGACCAAACGATTTGGTGCGCCGCATGCGCGCATCCACGGCGCTGACCGCGCGATTTACTGCATCATTCGCCATCACCTGCATCGTTGCCCGAATTTCCCCGTTGTCGGTCAGGGTCAGATCGCCACCGATAACCCGAACCTCAGCAGGAATTGCAGCAGGTCCAGCGCGATAATCGACGGCAGCGGCCCGCGCCACGTCGAAGGGCTTAGAATTGGTATCAAGGGCGGTGATCCGATCCGCAACCGGCGCGACAGCGCGACCAGTGTCACCGCCGAAAATGCTTGACCAGAAACCGCCGCCGGTCCCGCCACCGGTCAGGGCGTTTGCTGCGATATCCCACAAGCTGTTAAAAGCACGATCTGCCAACATCTCAGCAAAGCGCTGCAATAGCTGGCCCACCGCCTCGCCCGCAGATTGCGCGCCAGTGACGATACTGCGGAATGCCGTCCCGAAAGCATTCTTGGTTTCCTGCATTCGCTCTTTCAGACGCTTCGCCGCTTCGCTTAGTTTTTCGACACCCTCTTTTGCGCGTGACGCTGACCCACCACCGCCGCCGGTCTTGTCCAGTGCCTCATTAAAATTCTCGGCAGCGTCCGTAGCATCCTGCAGGTCCGTCTCTGCGGCTTCGGTCGTGTCGGAAATTGCATCCTTCAACGCCCTGATAGATGCCAATGGTTTGGTGAAACTCGATCCGGCTTTGGACATGGCGTCCGCCGCTGCGGCCCCGGCATCTTCCGCAGCAAGCTGCGCCAACCCCAATTCCTGCGTGATGACAGCACTCGCGCCAGACAGGCTTGTCCCGAACAAAGCGTTGATCCCTGACGCGATGGACTGGGTGAAAGAAACCCACGCTCCGGCCATCTTGCGCAAGCCGCCATAAAATGCCGCCGTCATGCCTGATGCCATGACCACAACTGCAGACCTGACATAATCCGCGCCATCCCCAACCCGCTGCCAAACCTCAGCGGCAACAGCGCCCATCAGGGACATCGCGTTTCCGAAACCACCGACCCTCTCAATCAGCTTCGACAGCCGGAACGCGAGTTCCCCAGCCAGGACAATCAGCGCACCCAAACCCGTTCGGATCAAAGCACCGCGCAACACTGTCAATGCCGCCGACAATCCACCAGTTGAAACAGCCGCCATCCCCAGCGCAGCGACGTAGCGCGCACCCATGTACGCCCCGAATGTGACCGCATAGGATGCAACCCGCTCGATCACCACGCCAAGGCCATCCAGCACCAGGCGCAGCGCACCACCTTCGCGCATGGACGCTGTAAAGCCTTCTGCCATCCGTTCCAGCATGGGCGCGAATGTGACCGCCAGGCGCTGCCCCAGAGCCTCAATGCCGACGCCAATGCGGCTCATGGCATCGTTTGCCGCCTCGACCTTGGCCGCATCCACCGCCGACATGGACAAACCCAGATCCTGAATTTCCTGCCGTGCAGCCCGGATTGCGTCACCGCCGCCGGTCAGGAGCAACGCCATTTCCTTGGAACGGACCCCCATATCCATCAGGAATTGCGTGGCCTGACCCGACGAAAGCCCAAGTTCCTTGACGCGATCTGCCATTGTCGCCAACCGCTCGTCCGCATCCATCCTGGATAATTCGGCAGCGTTCAGGCCCAGCCGTTTCAGGGCATCCGCCGTTGCACCGCCTTTAACCTGCGCCTCGACCAGCCGCGCACCGATCATCTGCATGGATTTATTCAGGTCCGACTGTGCGACCCCGGCGTCACCAGCTGCCAACTGCAAGGCGCGCAAGCCGTCGATCGAGCCATCAATCGTTCGCGCAACCTTGGCCTGCTGATCCACGAACGTCATGGACCGCTTTGTCAGGGCCGTGACCGCAGCGACCGCAGCGGCAGCGGCAGCGGCAAGGGCAAGTTTCGCCCGTTGCGAAAACCGACCCAGCGCCCCCTGCGCTCTGCCCAGACCGTTTTGAAACTGAGCACTGTCAAGGCCCAGGTTGACCCGCAATGCACCTACGACTGATTGAGCCATTCAGACCATTTCCTTTTAGGCAGGGATTGCGACATCGCGCGAAGGTTTGCGCGGATTTCAGCGGGTGTTGATTTCTCTTTCCGGCGCAGGAGGTTGCGCAGCGGCGGGATTTTCTTGGCGCGCGACAGATGCGCCTGAAGGTGTGCGATCCCGACCGCCTGCCGGTATTCGCGATCTGCACGGTCTGCCGCCCCCTGCATGTGGATCACGTAGTCGCGGGGCAGCAGACGCCAGAAATGCGCCGGGTCGAAGCCCGCCGCAACGTAGGCTCTCAGGTAGCTTTCGACCTTTCGCGGCGCGGTTTTTTCGCCTTCGCCTTCGCCTTGCCGGTTTTTTTTTGCGGGTCTGCCTCTGGCATGGCAGCATCGAACGCCCGCCCGATTTCAAGCATTGCCGCTTCCACGTCATTGCCGATCAACCGCCCGATCTGCTCAAGGTCCAGTTCGGGTTGCTCCGCTTGCGCCATCGCCCACAACAACAGCCGAATGTCCGAGAAACGCGGCACTGCCCCCTCGGACGTGTCACAGGCTTCGAACACCTCAAGCGCAGATCGCGGGTCTTTCTCCTCGATCCGGCAGAGCGTGTTGTAATCACAGACCAGGTTCAGATTGACGCCGCTGATCTTGCAGGCAATCACACCGCGCGCGGCGCTCATGCCACCACCAGACCGTTGATGCGGAATTCTGCATCAGCCATCATCTTGTCTTCAATCGGTGCAGACCGCTTGTAGGACTTGAGGAACCCGGCGTAGGTTTCCGGCGTGGCCCCGACCTCAGGCGTGGTGAACCTGATCTGAATGATTTCGCGGCTTTCTTTCAGTTCGGTAAGCAACGTGTCCGTGTCCGACCCCTGCACCCAGTGATGCGGGATTGTCACGACGCCGTTATCGTCCAACCCCGCAATATATTCCTTTGTGCGGCTGGGTGACTTCATGTGCGTCACGTCCACCTCGTCCGCTTCGCCGGTCGGAAAGTCCACATCACCCACACCGACAATCTCTGTCCAAGTCGGAACCTCCCCGCGCCCGATTTCGACCGTCAGCCCATAGCCAAGTGTTACACCTGTACTGCTCATGTCATTCGCTCCTGTGATGAACCATGAAATCCAAAGAAATGCGGAATTCCTTTTCCGCGTCGTTTTCGCGCCCCTCGCGGGTCGCGGCGTGAAAGACGCCCAGAAATCCCCCGCCACGATACCCATGCAACAGCCGCACCAGGTGACCGCGCAGGGCCTCTGCATCTGTGTATGAAGCGGCAAAGCAATCCGCCTGCACCCGGCCCTGAAAAACAGCGTCAGATCCCTTTTGCGTCACACCTTCCGCGCCTGAAATCTGGTGCAGCACAATCGCTGGACCGGTCGCGCCTTGCGCCCGCGCGTTCCAATCAACACTGGCAAGCGCGGCGATCTGCGCGTCACTCTGGATAAGGCTGCGCAAGTCGCTTTTCATGACCGCCCTTTCGCAGCCCTGCGCGCGGCGCGGGCTAATGTCTTTTGAATTTCATTCCACATCTGATCCGACAGCCGCTCTAGAAGTGCCTCGCGATCCTGATCCCATGCAGGACGCACGAACGGCTGCGGTGCATGGTGCGCCGTGCCGAATTCTTGCAGATGCCCATGCCGCCCGCCTGCCCCCAGGTCATAGGACGGCCCGACAAACACCTCGACCGCTGCCCGGTCGTCACGGAACATTTTGCGGTGCAGACCCGCCTGGCGCTTGTCCAGTCTTGTGCTGATCGCGATGGATGCCTGCAGGTCACCATCATCGACCGGAGCAGCACCTTGCATCAGGTCCGCCATCGGCTGCGCTGCAGCCTTAATCGACCGGCGGATCGCCGCCTTGCCCGTTGCAGGCTTCAAAGCCTCCAACGTCTTTTCAAGTTCGCTAAAACCTTCAAGCCCGTAGGTCAGGCTCATGGTTGATCCCGTTCCTGGGTACTGAATTCCAGCTGGTCACGGAACCCGACTTCCTTGGAACCCGTGATCGCAAAGTACCTTGCCCCCGCACCGCTGCCGATTTGGATGATGTCGGCGCCAGTCACACCAGCATTGGCCTGCGTCCATTTGACGACAAACCGCGCAGACAGTTCCGCCGTTACCTGCGCCGCCGCGATCCGCTCAGCATCAGACACATCTGTTTTTTCCGCCCAGGTCTGGTGCAAAGGCGCGAAAGCTCCGGCCTCCGACCGCAGGCCGCTGTCCACGCGCGGCGCGCGCAGGAATGTGATAAGGGTGTTCCGGCGGGCCATCGTTAA